ATTGCAGACTGGTGCTGATTTCTTGGCTTAATTGTTTGAGAAAATGGGTATAATGGGCAAATTCTCGCTCGATTTCCTGCCAATCGAGGTTAATTAAATCCGCTAAACAATAACCTTTTAATTTCTCGCTGAGAAAATTCGAGAGTATTTGTAATTCTTCCTCTAAACAATCTTCTCGATCCGCCTCGCTGGACTCAGAAAGCTCTATCATAACTGAGCGTGTTTGTAAACTATCTGTAACAATAATTAACATTATCTGCCGGACTGAGACGGGGATTAATTGCAGATGACGGAGGGTATTAGAGAGGGTGTTGGGGAGGGTAACGATAGCAATATAACCGCTTAAACCTGCGAGGACTTGGGTAGCGCGTTGCAGAAGATTTTCTAGAGTCCAAGCGGGAGATTTAGCGTTTTGATGGAGATAATAACCGATTTTTTCGCCCATCCGGTCATCGGGGGTCATTAACTCATCGACATAGAGACGATAACCCCAATCGGAGGGAATTCGTCCAGAGGAGGTATGGGGTTGATAGAGTAGGCCTTCTTTTTCCAGTTTACCGAGGGCGTTGCGAATAGTGGCGGAACTAACGCTAAATTTGTATTCTTCAAGGAGAGTTTTCGAGCCAACTGGTTCGGCCGTGGCGATATAATGTTGGATCGTCGCCTTTAAGATATGTTGATAGCGATCGCTGAGATGGTTTCTAGCGGACATGGAAGAATAATCTTAAGAAAAGATTTATAACAATTTTTCAGACAGTATAACGCTTAATCAGTTATCAGTTAGCAGCTATCCTTTATTAGGGAGGAGAAAGGGTATTCTCTGCAAGAGTAGCGATGATCCCAATCTCCTCTATTTTCCCCTTTGCGGCTATCAAAATTAGTAACGGTGAATATTAGGATCGACGAGAGCGGAGTAAGCATCGATGCCACCGTTAACATTTTTAACATTAGTAAAACCCTGACTTTGTAGCCATTGGCACATCTGAAAGGATCTCATCCCATGGTGACACATCACTAGGGTTTCTGCTTCGGGGTTGAATTGGGTGGCAATAGTGGGAGACCATTCTTGATATTGACTCAAGGGTAGGACGGTAAAACCCTCCACAAATGCGATCGCAATTTCATCCGGTTCGCGCACATCGATTAATTGTAAATTAGGGTCATTGTTGCCTAAAAGGACAGCGAGTTCATGGACGCTAATTTCAGGAATACTCATAGATTTAGCCTAAAGGATGGTTTATCTATCCTTTAGGGTAGCAAATCGGTCTAGAGTGAGCGGTTATCGGTGAACAGTGCCTAACTTGCGGATAAGGCGATCGCCACACAATAGAAGTTCTGGGAGTCCGATTAGCGTGGGCATCGAAAGCACCCATAATTAAAGTTATCCCCAACCCGATGCCAGTCGAGTTGAGGACAAAAAAACCTTCTCAAAAGGATTTTACCAAAATGTCAAACGAAACTGTTACCTATTCCCTTGAAGCTGTTCTCACAAGGATTGAGGGGAAAATCGACACTCTACAGAAAGACGTAACCAAGCTTGAGATAGGACAATCAGAGATAAGAGGGGATATTAAAGTCCTAGATTCTAAAGTTATGGAAATAGAAAAGCGCATTGGCGACCTGAATGCACGGGTGAATATTACGACTAACGGGTTTCTTGGCATTGTCGGAATTTTGGTGACAGGAATACTAGGCATTCTGGGGAAAATCGTCTTTTTCCCTAACCCCTAGAATCATTGGTTAGACCAAAAAAGTTAATCTATAAAGCTTTTAAACAACGGAGAGGGTGGGATTTGAACCCACGTTAGGTGTGACCCTAAAGCAGATTTCGAGTCTGCCGAATATAAGTAAAAAGCCTTACTGGGTAAGGCTTTTGTGGTAAAGATGAATTTTTCCCTAACTTTTCACTAATTCTATTTTAGGCTCGCTGCATATATTCGTAAACCTCCCGGGCAATTTGTCGCTCGGATTTTTTGAAGCCCGCCACATCGGGCGTGGTGACGTTAACCACCACGGTCTTATTATTGGCCATCGGCGGGGTAGCTTTTGAATTGGTCAGATCGAATTGTGCCGAAATTGGCAACGTTACCGACGGGGTAGGAGCAAGATTATCTAGCAAGCGATCGCTGACCGATCCACCGAAAGCGAAATTACCAGCAAACTGTTTAAGCGGGTCTTTTCCGAATTTAGCCTTTAAGCTTTGGTAGCGTTGGGCTTCCCCAGTGCGAAGGCTTAAAATTTCCTCTCCTGGGGTGAACACTGCCAGAACTCCTCGCGGCCCCTCGCTTTGTAAAGCCGATTGGATACTATCTAAAATCGGTAAATTTTTCCGAACTTCCCCACCTTCGGCAAAATTGGGAACCGTCCCACCTTCGGCAAATCCGATGTTTAGCCAATTGAATAAACCAGAGATAGCCATTCGCGCCGCTATTTGAGCAATAGAAGCGAGAATATTTTTGGCCATATCAGCAAAGGCATCACCAATCGACTTTGATCCTGTCAAAACATCGGTTAGGAAAGTGGCAAAGGAATCGGTAGCCAAGCCCCGCAAAGTTTCGCCCAAATCTTGAAACTGCCGATCAATAGCACTCAGGTTTAAATCTCTTAGGGTCGTCGCCTTGCGGATCAATTCGTCAGCCCGTTGCTGGTCGTCGGGGTAGCGTTGTCGGATCGCTTCGATTTCCTGCTCGTACCGTAAGAGTTCAGCCGCAAAAGCCGCCTGTTCTCGCAGGGAAGCGGCGGCAAAATTATCGCCCCTTGCCTCTAACTGTTCAGCCAACCGTTCGGCGATTTGGTTCTCAATGTCGAGTATCTCTTGTTCTCGCTGTAACCGTTGGTTTCGGTATTCGTTCTCGATCTGTCTTTCCCTTTGTAAAGCAGATTGTTTGGCCAACTCGATCCGCAACTCCTGTTCAGCTAAGTCAGGATACTGCTGTTTGATTTCGAGGATTTCCTGTTCTAGCTGTTTCTGGGATTGCCTGATCTGTAATTCGTTGGTTATACCCAAATTGGTTAGGTTTTGAGCGATCGCTAACCTTTGATTGATTAACTCAATTTCTCTGGTCAAGGTTTTTGACTGGAATTGATACTCAATTTCTTTTTCTTGTAAACGTGCTTGCTCCCGTGCCAGTTCAAGCCGTCGGGTGCGTTCGGTTTCGTTATCGGCAAAATCGTTGCTGATTTGGAGAATGTCCGCTTCTAACTGCTGCCTAGATTGCAAGAGAGCGATCGCTCGTTCCTGTTCGAGATTATTTTGCTGTTGGGCGATCGTTAATTCCGTGCCGATTCGTTCCAGGTCAGCCTGAATCCTTCTAAGCTTGGCTTGCGCTTGCACAAAGTTTTCAGCGTCAATTTTGCCTTGTTTGAGTTCACCTCTTAGTCCTTGAATTTCTGTAAGCATTCCTTGATAGGAAGTGCGATCGCTTTCAATTTTTCCGATCAGTCCTTGTAAAAATTTGGCTGATTCTTGATCGACGGCATTGCCAGAGGACTGCAATAACTCGATAATTGGCTGAATTTCGGACAGTAACTTATCTAACCCTGTAATATTATCCTGTAGTCCCCTTTCCTGCTCGAATAGCTGAGTATCAAGGCCTCGGAATTGATTTTCTACCCCGCGCAATTCCGACTCTAATTGAGAGGTTTGGGTTTGAGGGGAAAACTGCGATCTTGCGTCAATTAAAGAATTTTGAGCATCAACCACCGATTGCCGGCTCTGACGAATAGTGTCGCCCATCTGCTGGAGAATTGTCTCCTTAGTTTGATTGAGATTAAGGATAAAATTCTCTATTTCCTGCCGAACTGTAGCGTCGCCTAGGTTAATTTGTCGGTTTTTAATGCCGATCAAGGTGTTGGTTAAATTGGTTGCCTGTTCGTTATTAACATTTGGTAATTGTGCCGATGCCGTTTCTAGATTTCCCCCGTTTGTCCCCGTTAAATTTTGTCTAGTTTGAATTAATGCCTGTTGAACCTGTTGGGGGCTAATACTTGCCGCGTTTCCAGCAGTTCCGGCATAACGACTAACCCCAACCCCTCGACCTGCTTCGGGATAGGATAATCCAATGGCCGCCCATTCTCTGGCCATGCCTTGAGCCGCTTCGATTAAATTATTTGATTTGCCACTTAAATATTTCCAAATCTCTGGGCGCTTATTTTTGAAAAGCTCGATCGCTAATTTTTGTTGGGTTTGCAGATTAAAAGGGGTATCAAGAGAAATCCCTGAATTTTTAACCGCATCGCGAAGAGTAGAGGGGATAAATTGCGGCATCCCCACGGCAAAGATGCGGCGCTGTTTTTGTAAATTAAGAATTTCTCCCACCGTAAACTGTGCTGCATCCCGTCCAAAAAGCGCTCTCAGTCCCCCTGGTGTATCCCCGGCCACTCCACGATTAACAGAATTTTCGTTACCTTCTCCTTTAAAAAGGAGGTCAAAAAGAGGGGCAAAGGAGCGAGCATCTGTTAAATTCCCTATATTTTGCCTTAACCCCATTGCGGGGGGCGGCGGCGGCAATTTCCCTTGGCCGCTTGCGGGGGCTTTTGGAACTGGGAGAATATTATTGCTAGGAGCCTGAACTTGCCCCGACCCCACCAAGCCCTGACGGAAAAGCTCTAGGGCTTCCGTCGCCCCGCCCAAGTTACGAGTAAAATTCTCTAACTCAAACTGTAAGCCGCGCCGCTCCCCAACGAAATTAATCCGCGCCGATCGCTGACCTAATAACTGTTCAACAATGCCAGAGGCTTGATCGAAAATCCCCTGAATTTGCGACACCAGCCCGTTAACGAAAGTATCCGATCCAGGAACGAGCGCTCTTTGTAGTTTGCCCTTGATATCGGCATACTTTAACTTATTCAATAGGCGATCGACTTCTACTAGCGCCTCCTGTATCTGCTGATTTAAATTGAAAAAGAAGTCCTCTACCGAGCTGCTTAGGTCACGCAAATTTGACCCCATTTGTCGGATAGACTGCTCTAAATTCTCCTCAGTTTGCCCAATCTCGGTTTTTAGGCGTAACTGTTCTTTCAGGGCATTTAAAACCGCCGTTTCCTGTTGAGAACGATTTTCCCCGATTAAGCGATCAATTGTGGCGGTGTTTTCCAGATTAATTCCGGCATCTTCAGCCTGTTGCCGCAATTCTTCTAATAAATCGGCAAAATCGGGTTTAGAAAGGTATTCGTTAACGGCTCCCAACTGGTCACGCAAAAATCCTAGGCGTGTGTCTAAGGTTTGAGTTTCGATCTGCTCAATGCCCGCGTCTGCAATTTGTGAGCCTAACCCTGCCTCTCTTGCCCGTCGGATAAATTGCACACGGGCATTAGTGGCGGTGCGCTCCAAGTTCTCGTTAAAGAAAGTTGCGTTTTCATTTAAGTTACGCAGGGCGATCGAGAGTGCGTTCACCTGTTTGGCTAGGGTAGAAGCCAAATCTTCAAAGGTTCGAGAGGTGGTCTCTACATCCTTTAATCTTGCCTCTAGGGAAGCGCGCAGGGATTTCTCAGCATCGGCTGTAATTTCCCGTCGGGCGACTAACCCGTCTAACAACTTAATTGCCTCGGTGATTGCATTTTTATCGGCTTCTAAGTTCTGCTGAAATTGAGCGGTGGTTTTGAGATACTCATCTCGCTGTTCTAAGAGCTTCTGTTCGGCCGCCACTGATTCTTCATAGGCTGTACGGTCTCCTGCCGGTATTTGAAAACGACGAGAACGAGCCTTGGTTAATTCCTTGTCTAATTCTTGAATGTTTTTTAAAGTTTTTTCAACCTCTGGTTGTTGAAATAAAGTTTGATCGGCTTTTGCTAACCGATCCGCTACTTGCTCTTGAAATCTACCTAAATTAGATTGAGCTAAAGTCGTACCACCATAGGTTTCAGTTTTTCCCGTGCGAGGATTATAAATTTGCCTTGCGGTCATTGCCCGCAATCCTTCAAGATTAATCCCTGTGTCAATTCCGAATAAATTCCAGCCTTCTTTTACTTTTAAATCTTCATATTTAGGCAGACTAACCGATTGAGTAGCCGCAGCCGTTTTGTTTAAAGCTTGCTCTAAAGCTCTTACATTTGCCGTCGCATCTTCAATACTTTTGCTTAATCCTGGAAAAGGATTATTTTGAAATATTTTCCAAGCATTCCACAAAGAATCAACTGCAAGGGAAACTAAAATAAATTTACCAGCAAACTCGACTAAGTGAGGGATTGCATACTGAATTAGAGACGCTACAGCTTTTAGGAAATTAACAAAAACACTTAAAACAGCATTAGATTTAAGACCATATTTAATCAATGATTCTAAAGTATCTAAAAATATAGTTAAACCAGCATTAGAAAGAGCTTTAATAAACAGTTCTATAGCGGGAATTAAATTTTCCACTACTGCTGTGGCTACATTGAAAGCAATTTTAAATTTTTCTATCCAACTGGCAAAAGACCTTTGTAAGGTTACAACTGCGTTATTTAAGCGATTTAAACTTTGAGCTAACGTTTCGTTACCCGTTGCGATAGCCGAATTTTGAGCGGCGTATTGAGCGGCAACTTTAGGAAGCACGTCTTCCACGATCAGCAATCCTTCGCTCATTTGTTCGTTCATTTGAGCGGCATTTAAACCTAAAGCTCTGGCTAGGGTTGACTCAAAGGCTAAACCAGATATTTCTCCCAACTGGCCACGCACCTCTTCGGCGGACAGCTTTCTTTTTGAAATCATCTGATTTATCGCGGCAAACATCCGCGACTGTTCCTCAGAAGAAAATCCCCTCAACGCGGCGGTTTCGGCAAAAGAACTAAATATTTTATCTGCTTGAAATCCTTGTAACGGAGTAAACCGGGTGACGGCGGTAAAGCCGGCGTAGGCTTCTTCCGCGGTTTTTAGTTCTAATCCCAACCTTTGGGCTTCTTGCCTGACAAAGGCTAATCCTTTGGCACCCTGTTCGGCACCGCCACTAAGAGAGGTAAAAGCAAGTTCTAAAGATTCAGCTTGTAGCACGGCATCAAAGGTCGCATCTGCTACACCAGACAACCAACCCACCAACCCCTCTAAGGCTTGACCGACTAAAAAACCAGCCCCAAGCCCTAAGAATATATCAACCAATTGTTTTAAGGCGGGGAACTGCTCAAACAATCCCTCAACTAATTGATTAAACCCGTCATAAATATTATTAAAGGTGTTAGCTAAAAAGTTATCAACAGTAGTAAATTTATTTTCGTAAGCGTCAACAACCTGATCTAGTCCTTGGTTAATAACTTCCTTGGTAGAATCAATCTGTTGTTGAGCATTTGTAGCAAAATTATTTAAAAATTCTACTTGTTTAACTTTTTCTACACCTTTGTTAAACCCTTCTACCACAAAAGCCCCAATTTGCTCAAATACCTTAGAAGGGGATTGAATTCCTAGTATATCTTCGGTCGTTTCAACGACATCATCAATTACCGTAGCAATAACATCAATAGCTACTTCTTTTTGACTGTTTACCCCAGAAGTAAAACCTTCTACAGCAGCAGTGCCAATATTCCTAAACTCTTTTTCTATGCGACTTCTAAAGCTAAAAAAGTTTTTAGTATCATAGAAATAGGCATCAATTTCACGCTGATAATTCTTTTGCTTTCTTGATTCTGGATAAGGAGATTGAAATACGTTCTCCCATTGACTTAAAGCTGAATTATTACTCGATTTTGCACCTTCTAAAATTCTTTGTTTTCTTTTTTTGGATATTTTGCTATTTAAAACTTGTTCTACGTTAGCTAACCTGTCTTCTATTTCGTCTTGAATAGAATGCCTTAACTCGTGCAATATTGTTGATAAATCTTCGCCCAGAAAAACTTGTGATCCAATATTTTTTATAATTGACTTGTCAAATTTAACTGTGTGGTTGCTAGGTTTATAGAAAGCACGAGTAGATTTAAGCTCCATCTCAGAACTGTCAATTACAGGCATTTTTGTGTTTTTAATGCCTCTTGATACTCGCTCCCAAGCTCGAATATATACTTCGTTTAATACGATTAATTCCTCAAAACGAGAAATGTTTGAGTGAAGCGTTTTAAGTCGAGCTTGAATTGCTTTAATACTTTCATCAAATCCCGTTACATTTTTCTTTTTCCCCCCCCTTGATAATCGTTGCGATTCTAACTGTACTGATTCTACAATTCTGTCAGAATCGTTAAAAGGTGTAACGCCTAAAAACCAAGTCTCAATTAAATCTTTTTGGTTGAGTCCTGATGAATCGGAATCGACCATTTTTAGACGATTTCCAATCGCATAAATAAAATCCTCAATTTCTTTTTTAATAGTTGCTGACGCTTTCGTTAAAGATTTTTTCGCTCCTTGCTCAAAACCTTCCCCTGTTTGTATTCCTAATTTTTCAAATACCTTAGAAGGTGAGGCAATATCTAAACGCTCTTTAGCCCCCTTAATTGCTTCTTCTCCTAACTGTTCACCACTGGCATTAACATCGCCTAATTTTTCCTCAATTCCTGCCACAAATCCCTCGGCGGTTTCGTTGCCAACAATTTGAGTTAGACCTATTGGTGAGTTTCCTTTTACCTTTGGCTGTCCCTTTAAAACCTCATTTTGTATTTTGGTAAGCTTTCCTATTTGCGCTCTGATTGATTGAGTCCCACTTAAATCAGGAGGCAGAATTTCTAATAACTCTTGATAAATTTTGCGAATTGGCTGAATTGTTTCTAGGATTCTTTCCCCAATTTCCACAGCTATTTCGTTCTCGGAATCCTCAACAGCCATGCGAAATTTTTTAATATCTTTATCAATGTCTTTGCTAAAGTTTCCGGCAAAGACTTTTTTTTCTGGAATAGTTAAATCAGAATAATTAGGGACAAGAATTTTAATTCGCTCGGAGGCTTCTTTTTTGGCTTGCTCGACTAATTGATCGAGATATAAGATGTATTTGTCTAATATTTTTAAATCCTTTGGCTCGCTCGCTGCAGGTGCCTCTAATTTTTGCAAAGCAGACTGTAATAAAATTTCCGCTTGTTTAAGATTTTTTAAAACAGTTTTACCTGTCGCTTTTTGAATCCGATCTTGAACCTCTTTTAAATTTGCTTCAAATTGACCTTTGTAATATTTTTTCCCACCTTCTGTATTAGCTTTTTCCGCCGCTTTAGTATTAAATTCGACAAATTCTAAAACTTTTCTAGATTCTCCTGCTGTTGTTTCAGAATCACCAAACAAATTCTTGCGAATTTCTGGCAAATTAATATAACCTTCAATAGGATGCTGAGTAGCTCCTTTTATTTGTTGATCTTCTGTTTTTTTAGCTAATCCAAATTTTTGTAACTCTTCAGCGACATGGCCAAGCGGCTCATCGGGAGAAATAATTTTTCTATAATTTTCTTGCTCTAACCCACCAATTAAATCAGGAGTCCCAATTCCAACACCGACAACTCGATCCTTATAACCTAATAAATTTAATAAAGCCGTAGCTTCTTCCGCAACAAAACCGCCGCCACTTTCTCCCACCAGTCTAATTTTTATTTCAGGATTTTTTTGTAAAGCGGCCATTGCTTGAGCGGCCATTTCAATCGCATCGGGAGAATATCCCCTAATATTAGGTCGGGCAACACTTCCTAGCGTTGCCTTCCATCGCTTTTCTCGATCGGACAAGACTTCACCGGGAATATCCGTAGAAGGATTATTAACAGCAATTGCCGCTACATTATCCTCGGTTTGTTCTAATAAAATCTTGGGAATTCTTTGTCCTGATAAACCCCTAGCACCAGCGTACCCACCAACTGCAATAATTAATTCTTCTGTTTTATCGTCAATAGCTCTAACAGAACTTCGTCTTTTATTCTCCTTAGAAATAACAGCTGCTCTTTCCTTGACTAAATTAACTCCTATGTCTTTTAATGCCTCTTGTCTAAAGCTTCTTAACCAAGAATCTAAAGGAGAAGTTAATAAACTAGGTATTTCCTGTAATGATTTAATAAAGTTTTCAGCACTGTCATTTAAATCGTCGTTAATTTGATTGGAAAATTTTTTCCCTTCTGTTTGTAAAATCTCCCCAAAGGTTTGTGCTTTAGTTGAAAAATCCCCGTCTTGTTCGATTGCACTTGCTAAAGCTTCTCCTATTCCGTAACGAATACTTTTAATTTTTGCAACAAAATAATCAGCAGATTCTTTTAATTTTTCTGGAAACTTTAAAGACTGTATTTTTTCTACAGGAAATGCAGCAACGTCGCCAACAGCTTGCCCTGCTTTTCTAGAAGTAAATCCTGTTTTTTGTCCAAAAGATTTTTCAAATCCCCGGGCAATTTCGCCCCCAATCTGAAACCCAATTCCAGTGAATATTCCCGCAAAAATTAATTTTAACCCTGTATCGCTTTTAAGCTTAATATTTTTAAGCTCCTTCCCGATTGATTTAGCCAATCGCTCATTATCTTGGCTTTCTCTTCTATCTCCACCTTTACCGTTTGTTTCTAAAACAACCGATTTAGCCGATAAAGTAATCGAATTAGTCTGTAGCTTTAAATTACTAAATTCTACCCGGTCAGGAACCGCCGTTAAATTATTGCGAATACCCGCCCCCCTTGCTCGCAGAGATTGCGCCACGGAACGCAGCAGGGGCAACTGTAAGCGCTGATCCTCACGGAGGGCGCGAGTCACCGTTAGCTGTTTGTTGTTTTCGATTTCTACTTTTTCTCGTAAAGTGTCGATCGCCTCAACAACTGCCTTAAAACCAGAATAATCTCGCGCCATTTAGCTACCCCCTAATTCTCGAAATCTTTCCTTAATCGTTTCTGCGTTCCCTTGTGCAGCAATCGCCGCCTCAATCAAATCGATTCGGCGGTGTTCCAATTCGATATCTTGGGCGGCTGACAAAAATAATTGAATTTGCCGATAGGTGTAATTTTGAATCTCAGTCCACGAGTGACCAAAACGGATTAAGCGGCTAACTCGTCTTCCCCAGTCTTCAGACTCGGTTCGGTCGCTTTTTCGTCCGTTTTGGCTATCTTCTGACTTATCCGGGAGAAAAAATCCATGTTCATATCGATCACCTCGACTAACAGCCCGATAACTTCGTCGTAAGCCAGATCGGATTCAGAAACTTTCACCCCAGACACCAAATCGATCAACAGATCGATATCGTCTAAGATTTCAAAATTGCCGTTCTCAACCTTTTCAAACAAAGCTTTTGCGATCGCTTCCGCTCCTTCGTAGGTAGAAAACAGATCGAAATATCTTTGCACAATTTCCAAAGCTTGGGAAAACTGCTTAAACTTAAACGGCTTGAGAACAATTTCCCCGGCACTGGTGGCAAACGAGCGATTCGGAATTAAAACCAACAATTCTTTTTTAGCCATGATTAAACCGTTTGCGTCATTCTAAAGAAACCACCCTCAAAACCTGCCTGATCGTTTAAAGCATCCTCATAAAGGGCTGTAAAGTCTAACTCTAAGTTAGCGATCGCATTGTTAGGAGTAATCAGATCAAGGGTTTTGGCCGGCTGGAATCTAGCTCGGAAAACTTCCAATTTAAACGGCTTGCGATCTTCAGCTAAATTGACCCCGTTGTAAATTAGGTAAAGCTCTTTATTGGGAGAGGTGAAGCCGTTGACTCGTTCTGCTGCCCCGGCCACATAATTAGCGCGCACATCGGAGTTATCGGGAATATCGCCGGCTTCCAAAATTGTCACCATGCCCGATTTAAGATCGACGGTGTAATCGGTTCCCACTTCGTAGGAAGCAGGAGTTCCCCCAGTATTGGTTAGGCTAGTAAAAGAGGTTAAATTGAGTCGATTTAGCTGAAAACTATAGCCCTTGTACGCCTTGTGAGCTTCAGCGCTAACGGTTGCCGTTGCTAAGTTGCTCGATTGCCCGTACAAGCAGAATTTTAAATTGTCGAGATCGTAGCTTTCCAATCGCAACATCCCAGTTACTACCGGGTTTCTCTCGATCGATAGATCGATTAACTGATTGCCCGTGTAACTTTCGGCGTGTTCGTATTTGGTTACAGCGATCGTCACCATAAAGCCGCCATCGGGAACGTTACCCACAAAGCGGGCTTTACCCATAGCCTTTTTTGTAATCGGATCGATTTCGTCTAAAAAAATCTCACCTTGACCAGCGATATAGCGGTTTTTAACAGCCATAGTTTTTAAGAAAAAGGACAAGATTAATTTAAATGTGGACAGCAGCTAACTATCCGAATGATCGTATTTAGACACTACAAAAGGATGCTTCCTTTCTTTTGCTCGATCGCTGTTGATAAAGTCTATTAACTTAAATAGGGTTCTTTCTATTCCCTTAAGTTTTTGGGTAACTTCGGTTAACTCTTGCTGAGAATTGCCCGATAATCGCCCAATCTCCTCTTTAATTGATTCAATCTCTACTTTTTGTAGAGCGTTTATCGCTTCGATCTTGTCGGTAATTCTAGCCACTTGGTTTTTTAGCTCGTAGATAAAGGCTACCCCAGCGATCAACACTCCGATATTGCTAAAAAACAAATTCCCGATCGCTCCGGCAATAGCCTCGGAGTTGTGACTTTGTTTCGGCGGTTCGGCAGCGCGCGCGGGAACGCACAAGGACACGGATAAAAACAAAGCGGATGTTAACAAAAAACGTTTCATCGTTAAGCGGATTCTTGATAGGAAACTTTACAATTGACTGTAATCTTAATACTTTTTTTACCTTTGGTTTCTACGAATTTCTCGTTAGATTCTAAGGAAACTTCACCATTTACTACCGTGATTCCGACGATGGCGTTTTCTAACTGCTGTAAAATCTCACTCCCTTGTGTCAGTATATCCTCGGTAAAAAAAAGTGTCGATACTTTGACAGATAATAATTTTTGGTTTCTTTTGTTAACTCTTTTTACTTCTTCAAAAGTGTCACGAAAATCGATAGAATTCTTTTCAAATTCCCAATCTAGATCGTGCCAGTAAAAAACCTCGAAGCTTGGAAAAACTTCGAGGAGGGCAGTTTGTAAATCTAAGAGGAATTCTTGCCGGGTACTAACCATATTTTAAGTCTAATTCGGTAAACTTCCCATCGTCAATGGGACGGATACCAACAATTATATAATCCTGCTGATTAACAGTTAAAGTATCGCCGTGATGAAAATTCTCCGTGTCGCTAGTTTGAGCGGTAGCCACGATAGAACGACCTTCCGCTCCCAACTCCATGGGGGAATGAAATTCGTCAAAAATAACCAAAAAATCGCTACTTTGGTGAGTAGCGATAATCCCAAAATCCACAAGGAAAACGTTTAAATCTTCAGAGATCGCCATTTTAGGAATTTTTAAAACTCCAAGTATCCGAGTCTTCTAGTTCTTCCGATAATTCTTCTGCCGACAAGACCGCATTTTCCGTTGTCTTGGAAAATTGCTCTACTTGGGGAGACCCCAAGACCGCATTTTCCGTTGTCTTGGAAAATTGCTCTACTTGGGGAGACCCCAAGACCGCATTTTCCGCTACCTCAACATTTTGGTTGTGAAAACCAAGATACTGCTTAGGCAGCTGGACTAAATCCTCTGATCCGTAAGCCTTGCCATCGTGTTCGATCGCACAGTTGGGCTTAACTTTAACAAGAATCAAATCCACTATTTAACCTCCTTGATTTCCTTAACTGGTTCAATCATGTGCTTAATTTCTTCATACTCGCTTGCGGTTAAATCAATAATATCGCCGGCTGCAAAATTTTGGACGGTTCGCCCCCTAGAAATTTGGGGGGAAAAGCCAGCGCGGACTAAGTATTTTTCGGTTTTTTCTGCCATGGAAACACCTCCTATTAAGTGGTAATCATATCGGTGATAACAGCAAATGAGGGGCGGTGACGCAAAACGATATCGGCGGACATTAGCCCCCTAATCGACACCGCCCCCGAACCCCACACCTGATCGCTGTAGATATTCGCTTGAATTTCGGGAACTCCCCACTGGCCAATAATTAGCTGTGACCAAACCCCGGCGATTAGGGCGCTTAACCCCGTCCCCGTGCCTTTGGTGAGGTTACTGGGAACCTGCTCACTAGAATAAAAACGATAGCCCCGTAAACGCAGATCGCCGTTACCCGGGTCAGACAAAATAAAATTACCTTCCACGCCGCTCGCTTGTTTGGGGGTGGTCATCAGTTTTGATTCCACATCAGCGTTACCAAGCCATTGAATTTCTCCGAGCATGGCATTAGCTTTTTTAATCGCCTTGGTGACGTTAACTATCGCTGCCCAAGTAGGTTGACCGCCATTGGTTCCCAAAGCCACAGAACCAATACCAGAAGTATTTAGAATTCCCCGGGGTTGGTTGCTGGTTCCAGTTCCCGCTAAAGCCGCCCGATCTAACGATAAAGCCAAAATCTGAGAAATATCCTCACGGATAAGATTTTCCACAGATAGATCAGATTGCATCATTAACTCACGGGTGTAGCGTTGAATCGCCCCCACGGTCTTTAAAGCCAAAGAAATCTGACCAAAAGTCATATTACTTTCGGTCACATCTTCACCTTCTCCCACCCAGTAGGACTGACCAGCCGTGGCTTGAGTGGGAATTGTTACCGGCCCCACTAAACCCGTGAGCATTCGAGCGCCCAACTGCTGAACCATCATTTGATTACGGAGCAGTTCAATAAAATCCTGCTCCCTTAGATCCGTGTCAACGATATTGCCCCCTAGGTTAGCCGTCCCTGCTAACAGGGAATCCCGTTTTTGAGTCTTGGGATTTACTTTTAAATCTCCCACGGGCAAAAGGAACGATCGCTCGCTGGTAAGCGGTTGACCCATCTTTTTACTTAAAGCTTCCGAGACTTCCATCTCGAAACTTGCTTCCTTGAGGTAATTCCCGCCATAAGCGATCGCTCGCAAAGCTTTTAAGAGTGAATAGGATTTTTGTTCGCCGTGGCTCATACCAAGGGACGTATCAACGGGACGGGCGATCGGTGCTTGCCCCGGTTTAACTTTTTCTAAGAATATTTTACGGGCATTATCCAAGGAAGTCCCGTCGTTAATTAATTGCGTGGCCAGATCGGGCATCTTAAAAGATTCCCCAATTGCCAAAAGTTCCTTAACTCGATTCTTTTCCTGTTCTCGGATTTGCTCAATAGTTACCGCTTCTGTCACTTCTGTTGCTCCTGATTCCGGCTTTCCTACAGTAAATGTGGACAGCGAACCAGCGTGGTTCCCCCCATGAGCGACTGGTTCAAGAAGCGCCCGACCGATACCCACGCTTGCATCGGCTGGAACCGAAACTAAGCTCACTTCGTAAATTTTCCACTTTTTCCCGACATAGGTAGGATAATCGTCATCTTTTTCACCCGTTGCCATTCGCTCGTACTCTTGAACTTCGTACATAAAAGAAACATTAGTTAAAATGCCGTCTTCCACGTCCTGACGATATTCGGCGATCGAGTCTTTTTTTGACCACCTCACCTGACAGTAAGCGCGGCGATCCTCTGCTAACCAAATCTTCTCAACCTTACCTAAAACCACATCCATATTGTGATTCCAAAGCCAGTTCATCCCCGATACTCGACTAAAATCCACAGATTCTGGATCGTGGCTAAGAACTTCCTTAAAAAACCAGCGATCCACCGGTTCTTCTGAGGAAAAAGAAAATTCTAAAAGGTTTTTGTTATTTTCTACGGGTGAAAGTTTGACGCTAAATTCTCGCGTCATTATTTTATTGACCGGGAAGGTGTTAACTGTTGTAACCATTATTGCTGTCTCCTAATTGCTAACTGTTGGTTTTTTTGCCGCCATGATTTTTCATCTAAGATCAGAGGCTCTGGGGGGCTTGGCTGACTATCAAAATTGATGTTGTAAGCGGCCATTAAGTCCAATTCCCGACGGCGGGTTTTTACCAGTTCCTCAAAATCACGACCCGATTCAGCCGCTATATCGGTTAAGGTTTTAAACCCGGATTCCACGGCCACTTTGTTGGCATTGGTTTCTTTCAAGGGATCGACCCAATCCCAACCCCGCGCGGTGAATTTAGGCTTGCAGTAACGATGACGATCTTGAAAAAAATCTTGAAAATTCAGCCTTCCCGATAAAACGGCCAATTGTTGCCACTCCTTAAAAATAGGCCGGTGAAAATTTTGAATTAACCAAGCTTGCATTACCTTGTAACAATCTCGTTCAGACAGTAGAGCCGTGCGAGCGCTTGAGTAGGAAGTATTAGAAAAGTCGCCGGTAAAGCCTTCGTAAGATACACCCATGGATACCGCTGCGCCCCTGAGCATCGCCCTGACAAAAGCATCAAATCCTTGATTGGGTCGTGTGGGGATAAAAGACGCTAATGTCTCCCCTGGTGCTAAATACTCGATTACCCCCGGCTCTAAATCCTTCAAACGTTCGCCGGTTTCTGGGTGAGGACTTGCTAAATTGTCGGGGTCAGGAGATTGCACAAAAGCGGCGATAGCGGCTTGAATCCTTGCGGCAACTACCTCGGCCTCTTCATAGCCGTTTAATTGTCTTAATTTGCCTATCGTTGAATGAACCCAAGGTACTCCTCTCGTTTGCCCTGGGCGATCGCTAATAAATAGATGGATGATTTCTTCTGCTTCCACCCGTAGCAAACGGGTGTTGTAACTAGCTCTAAAAAAGCCACTGTCTCCGGGATGGTAAGGATACAGATGATAGGCGATTGGTCGTTGCCACTCGTTTAATTCCACACCCATCTTTACCTGATTACCCTGGTAACTGTTGTAAGCGTGGGTTTCGCACAGTTGATCGGCTTCAATTACTTCCAAAGCAAAAGGAACCGGCGAATCATCAAACGCTTGACTTACTTTTCGGATTAACACCTCTCCCGATTCCACTAAGCTTTTGATTACTAAACGTTCAATTTCCGACAGACTTAATTTCCCAGCCGTGTGACACCATTTAGGCTCTTCTTGCCATTCTTTCCAAGCCTCTTCAATTTGGGTGTTTACAGAGTCGTCAAGTTTGTCAATACGCTTACGCCTTACCTGACTTTGAAAACTCAAACCTTGGCCAACCACGTTATTGGGTATTGTTTTGTAAATGGCTGATTTTAAATAAGGGTTATTTTGTACTAAATCCCTAGAACGATCTCTCAAAAGCCTTAAAGCGGAAAAAATTTCCGAATCGGCGCTAGTGCTAGAAGTTGCCCAATCCGACGTTAAGCGATCGCGCCTAGCACCATCGTAACGACGAACAGACCCTTGGTTTTTCCGCTTTTTCTTAGCCATTAACGAAATCTCACTTTCATATTAGGGGATTTTCCTAGATTAGCTTGGCTTTCCCGCCACACTTGCGCTTTTAGCTGACTTTCCCTTGCAATTAAAGCCGTTAAATCGCCCCTAGTAAACTCCCGATCTTTAATTTTGTACGATTGACCACCCTTGTAAATTGTGTCGATCGCTTTCCTGACTTCCTCTAATTCTTTCTCAGCTTGCGATCGCCCATCGTAATCAATAGCGGTGTTTAAATCGATTGACACTTGCAAGCGACCAGAGGATAGGGTGTTACGACTGCCATCCTTAGTTAATTGCGCTTGCCAGTAGTACAAACCAGGGTCTAAAACCGTGTCAATCGTAAATTTATAGGCATTATTTTCGGTTATTCCTGTTAGTGTTATCGGGGTTTCTCCCTGTAAAACATACTCGAAAACCCAACCAAGATCGGGGGGGTAAGCGGGCAAGCTTTCAATCCAGGTAACGGTGTCACCAGAGACAATAGTAGGGGGGATTTTTAAGACAAAAAACGACATATTTTTTACCAATTTTTAACAAATCCACGAGAGCTTTTGTTTAGCCACGGTTTAGAAGCAATCACTGGGGTTGGTGGGGGAATTTCCTCGCTCTTGTCAACTACTGGGGGAAATAGCGACTTTTCAAGGTTATCCCAGTTAATTCTCGCTAACCCAGTCAAACAAGCGGCTGCATAGGCATAAACTAAGCAATCTAGAGCCTCGTTGCGAGGACGGGTTTTAACCCACTCGCGCCGGGGAAAGCCTTTAATAAATTTTGTCACCACCTTTTCGGCACATAACTGCTCAAAATATTCGTCCTCTAAGCCTTGATAAAAGTGAAGATAACCAGCACTCGGTTCTACTAATTTTAACCGATTATAGATTAGAGATTTGACCGTATCTGTACCAATCGGCCATAAACTCACGCCTTTTTTTAAAGGTTTGCCATTATTCCCTTTAACCTCTTGGGGCGATGGCCGTCCCACCACTGGCCGATTAGAAGCGTTAGCCCCCCTAGTGGCGTAACAGCGCGATCGCTTGCGAACGAATTGATAGGTTTGCTGAGGTAAAAATCCCGAATCGATCGCCGTGGCTGAAACGGCTAACTCTACCCCTTTCGGGTGGGTATAGGTAGCGTCTAAAATTGCCCCTAATTCACTCCAAACCTGTTCGAGCAGAGGATCGCCGAATAATTCAGCATGGTAAATTAACCAAGCTTCCTCTCCTTTTCCCCACCCCCAAAGGGAAACAACCAATCTATTCCCCTGAACATCTACCCCGGCGGTGAGAATCATTACCCCGTCCGGGACAAGTAACGGCCGATAGGGTTCCGATCTGGCCAGGAGTTTTTGCCACTGCAAACTCTCCCCGCCTTCTTCTTCAAAAGGCAATCCGAGGGAAGTGTTAGTGAAGACTTTTAAGCGTTGTTTGTCATCTTTGGCTTTCAAGTAAGACCGAACGATATCGGCAAACTTAACCCAAGGGGAATAGGCTTCCCAAATATGAAACCCAGGGATGGAAGCGGTGGGGTTGGTCGCTATCCATTGACCGCGGGCCAACAACGTCGGCTTGTGAGCGTCGGTAATCCGACCACCACAGTTTTGGCACTCGTACCAAGCGGTTATCAAATCAATCTCTTTATTTTCTTGCCACTTAACCTGCTCCCAGATCAACCTTTGACGATGGCCGCAGTGGGGGCAAGGGACAAAATAATATCGCTTATCCGTTGATTCCCAAGCTTTCTCGATTCGAGAAACTCCTTTAATCGTCGGGGTAGAAGCCAAAAATACCACCCGATTCCAGAACGTGGTCGATCGCTTGATAACCAAATCCACGGGGTCGCCTTCGGAACCAGCACTACTAGGGTAACGATCAACTTCATCTAATAAAATCACGCGGATCGGACGGCTGGCCAAACAGGAGGGAGAGTTAGCCCCCGATAAAGTTAAGTGACCACCTGGAAACGATTTATGTAAAATTTGGTTTTCGGCATCCCGTGACCGTCGATCCTTAACCAGCCCCGACAAGATTGGAGTGTCCCGTAGCATGGGGGCAATCCGATCCTTAGAAATTGCTTCCGACATTTCCCCCGTTGGTTCAATCAGCAAAATGGGAGCAGGATCCAAGCTCATATAGTAACCGATCGCATTTAATTGAATTTCTGTTTTACCCACCTGGGCGCTGGCCATAAAAACCGTGTAAGGATTTTTTCCCACTGTGTCCATCACCTCGCGAGCGTAGGGAATTCGAGAGGTTTTCCACGCTCCTGGTTCCGCGCTTGCCTCGGAAGATAAAACCCGATAGCGATCGGCCCACTCACTAATTGTCAGTGTTGGGGGCGGCAACCAAAGATCGTTAATCTTCTGATTGATTATCTGACTCGGTTTTTGGATCTTCAAAGTTTTCACTATTTAAGGAACGTAATTCTCGCAAAGCCTCATAAATAAGTTCTTGCAAGCGATCGTGTAACTCCACTGGATCGCTTAGATGGGATGCTTCGGGAGCCAATTTAGTTGGGATAGCAAGTAATTTTTTTTTACAAGCCAAGACGTATTTTTCCCAAAACTTGCTGACTTGTTCCACTTCCAACAACTTACCAGCGCGTACCTGATTATCTAATTCAATTTTATCGGCTTGAACCGTCGCTAACCTAGTTTTAGCCGAAGTTAGATCGCTCCCCTCATTCCTAGTTTTTGTTTCTGATTTTTGCTTGTAATAGTTAATTATCCACTTTGCTATCTCAAGCGCGTCGTCTGATTGGGGTAAAAGCCCCCTATTTGACCAATTGGCTAAAGTTGACTCAGGAATGCCTAACAAATTGCTCAAAACCCTAAAAGAAAGCATAATTTCCCCGTCGTTTAATCACCCTTTCCAGCATCGAATTAGAACAATTAAACCTTGACCCAATCTCTCGATACGTCCATCCTTCGCTTCTTTTAAGGCGAATTTCTGCCACTTCAGTGGCTCCAAAACGGCATCTAGCTTTGTGGCGCTCTAAATGATTCTTATGACAACTTCTGTCATTTCTGCAATTGTTCATACTTTTATTTACTCTCAAAAAGTGTTACTTATTGCCTATTTAGACCTAATTTTTCCCTGTTTTAAATTAATTAAATCAGTAAAATCGCCGAAATACAATAAAATTATCAACAATTGGATTAAAAACCCCAGTCTCTAGAAAAATCGTGCGGCTTCGCGTTGTGCACGGTTTTTAGGCTAGAAAGTACCTTGACAAGCGATAATAATGAAAAAAGAGCGTTTTTATTTAACGCTCTAGCCTCACAGTTCATCTTGATTTTATTTTAAATTAAAAAGTAGCTTAAAAAGCAAAATCCCGATAAATTTTGAAAAACTTATCGGGCAAAAACAAAAATTCTAATTAAATAATAACACAAAAAAATGAAAAGATTAACCGCCCAAGTCAATACTTTATTAAAAACCCATCCACTTGATTCTGCAAGTTTAGATTTACCCGGTGATTTTGATACCTTTGAGTTAAAAGCCGGCGACAGTGTTGAGATAAATTGGCAGTTAAGCGCAGCCAATAATCACATCCGTTTTGAGCTAAAAGAGCCAATCAAAGGAAGGTTTAACTGGCACGCCTTTGTTCCCCATTTAAGGGCAACTACGGTTAATTTAGATGTGCCTTACTTTTCTCAGCGTGATAACAAGTTTGACCCTTCTAGAACTTGCAACGTTACCTGTATGGCTATGGTTGCCGCTTATTTTGGGATTAAAGCTAAAAAAGGACAATTAGAAGACGAATTTTACCAGTTAATGCAAAGAAGCGGCAAAAACATATTAGTACACGCCGATCTTGATTGGTTACTAAAAACCTACGGCATCGGTAATAGATTCACAACCCAAGCGACTTGGGGAGAAATTCGCAAGCATTTAGCCGATGATAACCCAGTCGTGATTTCGGGTAGGTTTACCAGATCAGGACATCTAATTGTTTTGAGAGGTTTTGAAAATTCTGGAGATTTTTGGGTAAACGATCCTTTTGGTCAGTGGAATTTTGAGACCCGCAGAACGCGCCCTTATACGAATACTAGGGGCGAAAATCTGCTTTATTCTGGTGAGGAATTAGCGATCGCTTGCGGGGAACAAACGGGTAGCATCGACTTTACTTGGGCGCATTTTCCCTTCATGGCTCAAAGTAATTTTGATGGGTTGAAAAGAGTGATCGGGATCGAGCGCACCGATCGCCCGTTCCGAGTAAAGGTAATTGAAATTTGCAAGCGGTTACAGATTGATCCAAATTGGCTGATGGCCTGTATGTCTTTCGAGACGGGGGGAAGATTTAGTTCTGATATTCGCAATGCCGCCGGATCAGGAGCTACTGGACTAATTCAATTTATGCCCGCTACTGCTAGAGGGTTAGGAACGACCACCCAAGCCCTCGCTCAAATGTCGGAAATCGAGCAGTTAGATTGGGTGGAAAAATATTTTCAACCTTACAAGGGACGCATTCGATCGCTTGAAGATTGCTATATGGCGATATTGTTTCCAGTGGCGATCGGTAATGGTGCTAACTTTGTTTTGTTTAGACGGGGTACCATTGCTTACACCCAAAACCGAGGGCTTGATAGCAATGGTGACGGCACGATAACGGCGGCTGAAGCGACGGCTAAGGTTCGAGCGCGGTTTCTTTAATTGGAACTATTCATTTTTTTTCTTTTTTCTTTCCCTATACCGACGCGATCTCTCAGCATCAGATAAGGGATTTTTGATTTGTGGCCTACCAGTAGGATTACCAGAAAAGACATGACCACAATTAACACAGCCAAAGCGGGGTTTACCTGAATGAGTTTTACCCCGCTTATGGATTTTTTGCGATTGACATTTAGGGCATTGCATCTTTAGTTTTAGGGTTGGTTTTACCCACATCTTCCATTAGGGTACGGAACTAACCCAAAATCTTCATGCACATAATACTCTTTTGGAGAATATTTGCGGAAGGGATAAGGAAATTTTTCATCATTTCTCAATTCCCATAGGTGTACTTCGTTTGCACATTCACTAGGGTCTTCTATTGACAAAATGGCTTTTATTTCTTGTTCTTTGCTGTCCATAATTTCTCCTTTGTGTTTGTTGTCTATAACCTTAGTATAGGATACCTTTTTGTGATTGTCAACCCATTAGAGAAAAAATTTTAACCAGAAAATGCGTTTGTACAATACCCCGTTGACTACCATTCACTGTAAGCTTTGCTAGTCAGCTTGCGTTTTGCAACCAAACTTAGCCATTTTTCCTTAAATTCCTTTATAGACTCTTTAGAAGCGGGGACAAACTCCTCTTTTGTTGCTTCTTTGGCTTGTTCGGGTTTAAGCATTTTGGGCGGTGGGGCGATCGCTCCTGAGATTAAAGCTCTTTCGTACATCAGCCAACGGGAAACAAATTCTTTAGATACAAACGAATGCAATTTACTCGGTTCCTCGATCGCCAATCGGGAAAAACCACCAATAGAGGTTAATGCTTTTTCACCTTGGGGAGACAAAAGAACATGGTCTATTTGCCCCGTTTTTGAGGCATTTAGGCATATCTGCCACTCTTCAAGGGCAAATACTTCACGAGAGCCTTTAAAGGCTTCTATAACCTGTTTTGGTGAAGGGCGAAACTCAAACTGAACTAAAGCGGTTCTCAACGCAGGGATTAACTCTGATTCCTCTAGGTTTTCGGAAAGATAATCGTACCAGGCCGAATAAGCCAGAGGATTAGATTCGGGATTAAATTTCGCCCCGTAGGAATCAAAAAAATCTCCCATGGCTGCCACAAAAAGCTGTTTTGTAAATTTGCTAGGCATATAAGTCTTCTCCTTTTTCCAATTTTTCAAGAATTTCTAATCCTTTTGCCCGACGTTGAGCTTTGTCGATCGCTTCTTTGGAGTATTCAAGTCCTTCAAATTTCCCTAATTGCCCAGACTGCCAAAGAACAAGGACGCGCCGATCTTCTGGATCGGGAATTCCAGCCATGATTCTTTTAAGCGATGCTTTAGCGATTCCAGTGATTTGTCCCGGATCGAGTTTTGGAGAAGTAGCCCGGATGTAGTCGAGGTGTTTGGCATAAAAATCATCCTGTTCGGCGATCGATTCAAAGGGACTTCCAGCCAACGATTCGGTAAGGGCTTTTTCTTTCTGATAGGAGAGTCCTGATCGCCGGTTTAAAAACGGATCGACGGGAGCGAGCGCGGAATATCTGTCCTCTCCCAAATTTGAATTTTCTCGATCCGCTTCTTTCGAGAGTTTGCCGGTGGTCAGATACGGTTCGGCGCTTTCCGATTCGAGAATTAATTCTGCGATTACGGGTTCGCTCTCATCCCCCCTTTGGGGGGTAGGGGGGTGTTTATTTGGATCTGTTTCTAGTGGATCTATTTCTATATATAGGGGTGACTGGGGAGTCACTGGGGGGGTGACTGGGGAGTCACTGGGGGGTGACTGGGGAGTCACTGCGGGGGTGACTGGGGAGTCACTGCTAAAATCCTTTAAATCGTTGATCCAGTAGATATTACTGACATCTTGACCTGAATTGCCGACTCGTTCGCCTTTGCCTATCAAGCCCTTTTCAAGTAATTTAGCTACAGTCCGGATTGCGCGCCGGCGAAGGCTTTCGTTTTTAGCGGAAGGGGAATCAGCCCTAAAACAATGCTCCCCGATCGAGGCGTAATTAGGAAAGGCGTTACCATCTTTACCAGCGCGCCGGCACAGGTGAACGTAAACGCGAAATTCATCCACGGTTAAACCAAGATCGTCTATAGCAAGATCAATCCAGATAAATGGCTGATTTCTTCTCGATCTAATTGTTTGGTTACTCATGGGTATAATGAGAGTGATGGAAATAATGGAAATAATTGAAGCTTTGTGGTTCAAAGGTCAAAGTTTTTCCTTAAAAAGTTGTTTTCTTGAAAAGGGGCGCGCGCCCCTTTTTCTTTTTAGATAGCGTCGGTGACATCGATAGTCACGTTGTCCTTGAAGGTTATTTTTGCGATTTCTACGGCTTGTTTTTTGTGGAAAAGCTCGTGTTTGCGATCGATGGCCTTTGAAATTAATTCGTCGTATTCTCCCCAATAAATTTCGGGGTGGTTAGATCCAGTGTGAACTAGGATTAATTTCCAGTCTCCCAGAGGGGTTAGGGTTTGTCCGCGGTTAAAAGCCTTTAGAATTTGCATCATAGTTTAGTGATTTGTTTGGTTAGTAAATCTTGGGAAAAAACGTAAACCTCGGTTAGGTCATAAAGAGAGTAAGCTCGAATTAATACTCTTTGCACTCTTGGGTAGTAACGAGATTCCAGTTCTATTTCGGGGCGGTGATGAAAATAGGTTTTGCGAATCTCTTTTTCGGCATTAATGAGAATGTGCATCAAAACTCCCTTTCTTCTATTTCTTGCAACTGTCTGAGTTCTTGCCCAATTTCTTGGATTAATGCAGCGCTAAATATCAAATCTAACAAGGCAAAACCAACCAAAACTAAATCTTTTCGATCTACGGCAATAAAGACAAAAACTGGAATATGAATCATCCAAATAAAAATGATTAATTTCCTGACTATGGACATAATCAAAACTCCACTGATTTTTCAATTAGGTCTAAAAGAAGCTCTTGAAGTTCACTCAAAAAACCGCCCCCTAAGTTGAAAGCGATCGCCTCAATAACTGCTTTAGCGGTTGCGCTTTCCTGTAAGTTGGGGATTTCGTCGCAGGTTTGCCATAGGCTTGCTAATCGTTCCTGTAGGCTGACCATGAAGTCACGCTGCTCTTTTGGCAGTTCCACAGAACGCACATCGAAGTGATTAACCTGTACTTTTTCCCCAGTAGGGGATTCTAAGGTACAGGAAAATTCGCCCGCGTCTTTGACCACAAACCATCCTTTTTTAAATTTGGCTGTGACGACTTGCCCCACTTGGAAAGGGTTGGGAGCTTTGCAGATATCTTTGGCTTTTCGCTGATTGACGATCGCCCGCACGATTTTCTCGCTTGGTACTTTCCCCCCCGCTTCTCTCACCGCTTCTTCCCAAGCTTCTTTTCTCAGTTCGGGTTCAATTTGGCTTAGGGGGCGAACTTGACGTTCGTTATTGGGTAGAATTGGTGTGCCAGTTGGTGTGACACTAAGGGTACCAATGGGACTCATTTCTATTTCTGTGCCAGTTGGTGTGACACTAAGGAGACCATTGGTCTCCTGTTCTACATCTGTGCCAGTTGGTGTGACACTAAGGGTACCAATGGTACCCTGTTCTACATCTGTAGTACAAGCAAGAATGTCGAAAATTTCGGCGGCGGCTATTTGTTTATTGGCATAGTTGCGTTTCCAACCGAAACGACCCTCAAGGTATTCGTTGAAATTTCGGTAATTACTGCGATAGAGACGGCTATCCCGAATCTCTTTTAAAGCTTTGCCCGCTTCATAGAACCCCCTTTCGATTTTGCGTTCGAGCCAGAGGAGCTTCTTGATTTCGTCGTCTGTAAGAGTCTCTTGAGTCGATAGCGCAGATCTATCGTTTGCCAGTGCAGCTTTAGGACTTTGATCGATTGGCTTTTGTCGATTGGATCGATAAGTAACTGGTAAATTATCAAGAGATTGAGCTTGAACGTGAGGAGAATTAGTTCCGCTCGCATCATTGTCAATTCCGTCATCGATTTTGTACCATTCCTCTGCTTTTTGGTAAATTACTCCTGCTGCCTCGATTTCCGTGACTATTTTCTTGACCACAGGGACGTTTGACTCTAGTTCCATGGCGATTTCTACACTGGAAATGCCCGACCGTGACTCTATAAGGTTAAAAACCTCTTGATGAGTAATTTCTCGATCAACTACGACGGCTCTTTTCATGGCTGCTCCTTCAGCCAAACTGAATTTTTAGGGGAAAGAACTTGCTCGCAACGTAGTAACTCAGGGGTGCTTTTTCCTACTAGGTAAATAAACACCCAATCAGGCAAGTTTGAAGGAACAAGCTTGTCAACCGTTCGGAAGTCAACTTTTGGTTGATCGTTTTCTAAAACGATTTGATCGTAGGGTTTTAGGTCTTTAATCTGCATCATGTTAATTCGCTGCATTAGTTTAATCCTCGGTGGTATTCGGACTTAATCAAGCGCATTAGCTTTGAGTAAATAAACTGCTCTCTTTTGCGGCTGATTTGTTGTTGGGGATAAAGAGCGATCGGTTTTGCCCCTTTGGATGTAACTAAAAATCCCCAAAATTCTTTAGTTTCAAATGTCGCTTCAAAATAGCGGCATTTAAGCTGAACCCCGTATAGGTGCGATTGCTGTTTAATCTCGCTGAAAAATTGGTTAACTACGGAATTCTGATAGTTTTCAATCTGCAAGCAGTTAATCGGATAAACTTCCAAATTCACTAATTTTTCTTGGCTGTGTTCAATTGCTCTTGTTTCCATGGCTTTAGAAAGGTTGATCTGTGTATTTATTGAAATATCGACAAATATCCAGAATCGACTCAAAGCGATATTTGTCTTGAATTTTTTGAATTCTTAAGGTGTCTTGCAAGCCTATTAAAAAGGCAAAATGCAGTAATCCTTCTTCAGTGTTGAAATCGTAGCTTTCAAGGCGATCAGTGTATCGCTTCCCCCGAATTCCCCCACAGCAAAAAGCTAATAAATCTCTTGTTTTTGTGGCTTGAGTGGTGAGAGTATAAGGCGGGTAATATTCGCCAAAAAACACCCCAAATTCAATTCCCAGAATCGTAAATCTCATTTAGACTCCTTAAGTTTTCTTTTCAGTAAATCGGTAACGCTAGACTCATCGCACATAGCGATTTTTTCTAGGCAGGTGTCTAACACCTTCTCTAACTCTGATTTTTTTAGAGCGTTAAGCGATCGCAGTAAATCAGACAGAAAACGAGTTTCGGTTTTAAGTTCAGAGTTAAAAACCTTATGGGTGCGTGCCGTGCGTCCAGCAACCTCGACATTGTTTAAGCAAAAATCTATAAAGCAGTGGTTCAAGCCAATGGGATAAAGGTATTTAGCCTGAAAATTATGAACAACCACTTCATCGCCGGCTTTAAATCCCATGTAGGCTTCAGCTTCGGAATCTTGCTTGGTTAATTTGTCAGCAGGGGAGCGGTAAATCACCCCAGTTTCTTCCATAGCCAATAAACAGCTATGACCGTCAAAGTCGAGAACACTGGCAAACTTGTCACCCCATAGCACTCGATCGCCGTAAGAAAATGATTTGGGTTCATCAAAGCTTATCGGTTCGGGAAGCTTCGGAGGGGTGCGAGGGGGTTCTGGTGGTGCGATTTTTAGATCAACTAAATCTGCCTTGACCACTTCTAAATTGCCAAGGGTTAACTTGGCACTGGTTTTAAACAGTTGCTTGATCGTGGCCTTGTAGGTTTGTTTAGTGAAGGGGTCATGCCAGAGGACTTTATCCCCAACAATAAAGATAATGTTCGGAGCTTCCTCTACAGTGTTCGGAGCCTCCTCGAAAATGTTCGGAGCTTCCTCTACAGTGTTCGGAGCTTCCTCGACTTCCTCGACTTCTCCTTTGTGCTTGGCAATCAGTTCTTTGGTGTAAGCCAAGCTCACCTTTTTCTCTTTTGCCGCTTGAATTACCTCGGCCGTGACTTCATCAGGGGTTGCATCGGCGGCCAGCAGGTATAATACAGATGGAGAAAGGTTTAAATCGGTAATTTTTTCCGCTTTGAATCGTTCGTAAACGGCGATAAAATTTCTCGCCGTGCGATCCGTCCAGCCAAACTCGGCTTCAAGCCACTTGCCAAAGTACCCGTGACCGAGTTTGGCTTTGATCGCTACCAGCTTTGCACCTATGTCGATAACGTCTTGGGCGCTACGCCGTACCAGAGTTTTTATCTCCTCGGTTTTCTGCTGCACTTCTTCCCGAACCTGGGAATCAAGGCAGTTATAGTCAAACAGGGTTAGTTGCTGCATTATTCTTCCCGTTGTTTCCAAAATGTTCGGTTTGTCGGGGTGGGATGGTAGAAAATCTCACCGTTGGTTTTCTTTTGAAGCTTTAAAGTTAGTCGCCCCTGAATCGGGTTTTCGATACCCAGGACTATCGATACAGAAGCGTTGGGTTGAGGGCTGAACTTGATCAGGTCGTCTTCTTTGAGGTTTTCGGCAATATCGGGGAGATAGGTATTTTCGTATTTGTAACGCTTGGCTACGTTATTGGCGTTTTTGCGCTTAATCGCCCGTTTTAGCCCAACTACCCAATCAGTCGCCTTTTTTTGTAACTCAGGAGTAACCACCAGTTTCTTCATAATTCCCATCCTTTCTGAGGTCTTAGTCCGCTTTTATCGATCCGGTCTGGATCGAGTCCATGAATGCGAAAGTCACGTTTTCCGGCTTTATAAGCTTGTTTTGCGTTTTCGTTGGCTATACGCACCGCTTCTTTCGCTTTTTCGGGGTCGTCGTTGTAAGAAATCACACTTGCTCCGCTTTTTGCCACTCTGTTGGATTAACGTAGTATCGGATTGTTACTTCCCCTTCTTCTGCGGAGGGGAAATTTTTCTGTATCCAGTGGACACCTTCTTTAAACTTGGATTTATTGGGAAAAGCCTTGCAGTGCTTGATTCGGTTGTATATGGTGTGGGTGCTAATCCCTAAAATCTTGGAAGCCTCTAGGGGCTTAATAAACTGCCCTACTTGCAAGAAATCCTTAATTTGCTTGAGTTCTTGCTTTAATTCGGCGTTTTGTCGCTCTAAGGCTGTGATTCTATCTTGTAAACTGTTCATTACTCTTGCTCTCCTATTAATAATTGACGACTGCCACGAGAAAGAACAGCGATCGCTTGCTCAATATTTTCTTCGTTGACGAAAGACTGATTAACGGCACGCTGTACTAAGTCGAGAAGCTCTGGGGCGTGCTTTTGGAGATACCGTTCCAGTTCAGCACCCGATTTAAAACTAAATCCGGTTTTCTGCTTTAGATAAGCGTTTAACTGAGCGGTGGTCATTCCTTTCCGTCGATCGCCACAGCGCTCGTCAATAACTTCGAGAATTTTTTTCTCTACCTCGACAATCTGGTCGTCCCGTCCTCTTAATGCAAGGACAAGAGGCGCGCCGTGTAGGATCAACATCGAGTGGTCAAGCTCCTTGGAGCGGATCTGTTTGTCGAGGACAAGATTCTGTAACTCCAATTCCCGAATGCGATCGCTTTGTGCCGGTATGACTTCTTTGACGATCCGTTCGCAGTTCAGAAAATACCTGCGTATTTCTTTCCCTTGCTCAGTCCCGGCCATCATGCCCAGAGATTTAAAACAGTCGATGGTTAACTTGATTTCTAGGTAAAGACTGGAGCCGCCGCCACTACTAGCTTTATGGCACTTAACCGTTTGGTTAAGTGCGTAATCAATGTCCTGCTCGAAGTTGTTGAGCAACTTGTTTTTAGCTTTCTGCTTTGTGGCATAACCTAACCACTGCCAAGCCAGTTCAAAGTCAACGGGGAACTGGTCGTCAGAGTTAACTAACCGTTGGGCTAATTCTTGATTGAAAACAGTTAAATCAGACATTTAGGAAATTTTCCTCCATTCAACGGGATTTACTCGATAACGGATACTGGGGTCTTTGCCAGGGGTTTTAGAAGCAATTTCGTACTCTTCCCAGTGAATTCCTCTTTTAAAAAGCGATTCTTTAGGAAAAGCTTTAGCGTGTTTGATTCGATCGTAAATAGTGGCAGTACAAACCCCAAGAACTAAAGCTGCTTTAGAAACGGGTAAAAATTGGCTAACTTTGACGTTTTCCTCCATAAACGTTTTTAAAAGCTTAACCTCGCGTTCTAGCTCTTCAATTCTGTTAATTAAAGCCGTAACGCTCATAATGTTAATGCTCAAAAGGTAGCAGTGAAGGTTTACTACTACTACTACTATACCTATGTCTTTGGATAAAAGTCAACAGACTTAAAAAGTTTTTACAAAAGTGATGACAATCACTAAAAGAAAATGCTAGGGTAGTGGGTAAAAACTACAAAAACGCTATGTCCGTACCGAAAGAAAACCTCCAAACTTTATTGAAAACTCACGTTTTAAAGTGTGGTTCTCAATCTGAGTTAGCTAGACAGATTGGAATTAAGGTCGGAACGCTAAACACCTATATTCAAGGCGATAAATACCCAGAGAGAGGAAATTTAAGCAAAATTGCTCAGTACATGGGGCTTTCTCTTGAGCAGCTAGAACATCAACTGACAAATCCAAATGTACCAAAATCGATAAAAGTCAAAGAAAAAGGAGCAGTTTATCAGGTTGATACTTCAAAAGCTGAGGGATTATTTGTTATTTGCGCTGATTTGCCATCAGAAGAGAAAATTCGATTGGCTAAACATTTGTTAGATGTTGCCGTCACTTAGTGATCTTGATCGCAGACAAAGAAAATTAGAATAACGATGATAGAGATAAAGATTTCAAGAAGCGAGTATGTTTGGACTACAAAACACACGAGATAAGCGAATTCCTGTCAAAATAGAGATAGCAGGGACAGAATTTAAAAAAAGCATTGGTTGGACAACAGTAGGTTACACAGTTGGCTCTCTCTTAGCTGGCCCAGTGGGCGGCATCATTGGGGGATTAACGCAGGGAAACGGACAAAACGTTAAATGTACGGTGCATTTTGAAGATGGTAGCGAGAAAACCATCACTTGCAAAGATAAAGATTTAAAATTCGAGATTTTCGTGTGGGCGTGGAGAATAGAGCATCGTAAATCAGAGCAGGATTATGTTGATTTTGGGCTTGACTTTACCAGCCTCAAACGGGGAAAAGTGGTTAAAACTGATAGGATTGGAGACGTTTTAAATTTTGACTCGGGCGGCAAAAGTTTAAAAGAGCTTTGGGGCGATTTACGTCTAGAAATGGCATTGCACAAACTATTTAAGCTAGAAATTGAGCGATATTTTTGGGAACAACGAAAAGAACGGGTTTTACTACAAACAGATACAGGTGGGTTAAAAATACCCCCTAAGTTTGATTTGATTCAAATTTGCACAATCGGGTTTTTTCTTTTTGCCCTAACAAGCGGAATTGTTCAGAATTGTACAAAACAACCAGAAAATCAGCCAACTTATTTGCCAACTCCAAACAGATGACAATAAATACGAAAACCGGTGAAAAAACTTTCTATTGACGAAATTAATTTAAGTTTTGTCCGGGTTAAAATTAGAGTAAAAGGCGATCGCTTATATTTAAGAGCAACACTACCCGCTAAATGTGCCGTAAGTCAATACAAGACTCGGTTTTAAAGAAAATTTAAACAACCGTGCCGTTTTTAAAAAAAATTGCTATTGTAAAAGTCATTACTCTTGACGACTTCTATTGAAGTGTTAAAATATGGACATCCGTAAGGAAAGGTTGAGTCAACTTTTAAAGCTTCATGCCAAAAACTTTAAAAGTCAGACTGATTTTGCTAAAAAACTTGATATTGAGAGAGCAGCTTTCGGAACCTACGTTAGAGGTGCTTCTTTCCCTGATACCGACAATTTACAAAAAATTGCCGATTATTTAGGGATAGAGTTAGCGCAACTAAGAAGCAGCCTTGAAGGAGGCACTTTTACAAAAGCCAGAGAAACTGCTAATAAATATCAAGTCGATTCGCAAACACGAAAAGCTGAGGATTTTATCCTCGTTTTAACCGATTCTCTTGATAATCAAGAGAAAATCAGACTCGCAAAAATGCTATTAGAGATTGTGGTATGAGCCTAAATAACAACGAAAAGAAGAAAATAGACAGCATTATCGTCAGAATTGGCTTGATTTTACTATTGGGGTTTTTTGCCTTAGAAGCGTGGCGAAACGTGGCAGACATAGCGGGAAGTGAAACCGGCTTAGAGCGACAAAACCAAGAAGCTCAACAGAGAGCAGACGAATTAGAAAGAAGCTTAGAGGAATTGAGAAAATACGAAAACCGGTGAAAAAACTTTCTATTGACGAAATTAATTTAAGTTTTGTCCGGGTTAAAATTAGAGTAAAAGGCGATCGCTTATATTTAAGAGCAACACTACCCGCTAAAGAGGGGATAGGCAAGAAACAATATGATGTATCCACGGGGTTGGTGGACAATCAGGACGGCTTACGAGTAGCCAAGGCGCGCGCCCAAAGATTAGAAGCCGATTTAAACTTAGAAAAATTTGATTGGTCAGATTGGATCGAGATTGCCGATCCAGACAAAGGACTAACAGTACAAGAAGCGATCGCCCGTTTTGAGAATTGGTATTGGGAAACAAGAGGCAAGACAAAAGGGCGAGAACAGGCTTATCTCGACGGTTATCAGCGATACTTCGATTTACTACCGACGGCAACTCGCATCGATGCTGACCTGCTTCGGGAATACTTGGTTAAATTTCCGGCTGACAGCGACAAAAGGAAACGCGCCCATCTAGCCTATGGAGCGATCGCTCGTTTTTTAAAAATCGAACTGCCATCGGATTGGAAATACTTAAAAGGAAAATACCAACCGGCAAGCGATCGCTATATTCCCAAGGATGAAGAAATCGAAAAAATTTGGCAGTCGATCGCTAACCCCGGATGGCGGTGGGTTTTTGGAATTCTAGCGGCCTACGGCTTGCGACCCCACGAAGTTTTTTTTCTTGACTTAACCGAGTTGCCCGTGGTCCGCGTTAACAAAGGAACAAAAACCGGGGAAAGATTGGTCTATCCCGTCCCCGGTCACTGGGTGAAGGAATTTGAATTGACGAGTTTAGCTTTCCCTAAGATTGTAACCGAGGACAAATCAAACCAAGACTTGGGAGAAAAAATTAGTCAGGGATTTAGGGCGCGCCGTTTGCCCGTGGTTCCCTACGGCTTGCGCGATGCTTACGCCGTTCGCTGTGCTGTCAACGGGATTGATTCGAGCATTGCCGCTAAGTGGATGGGTCACGATATTGCTACCCACTGCAAGCATTACCAGAAATATATAGACGCGGCGGCTATGCAAAAAATTTGGGAGCGCCTAAGTATAGAATGAGTAGTACAGTTAGCTTTTTAGCTATCAGCTATCAGCTATCAGCTATCAGCTATCAGCTATCAGCAGTCAGCTATTAGCTTTTATTTCTTCTCCCCATTACCCCACCTCCCCATTTCCCCAATCCCCTAACCCCCCATGTCCACAGGTGCTTTAATCGCCGGAGCCGTCAGTCTTGGAGCTTCGGCCATCTCCTCACTCTTTGCGGCGAAAATTCGCACGGTCAATCGTGTAGAAGAAGGAAAAATAGAGAATTTTGTCACCCCTCGATCAAGCTTTGGGGATTCAATTCCTAAGGTCTGGGGAAAGGCGCGGGTGGGGGGAATCTTAATCTATGGCGACTTTCCCCCAGAGGAACGGGTCTCGGAAACCGTCACCGAAACCACCCAAGGGGGCAAGGGCGGCGGAAGTAACACCACCGTCACCGAGGAAGTAAATTATACCTACTGGGGAAATTGTGCGTTTATCCTCTGTGGCAAAACCACGAATATTGACGAAATTCGCTTTAACAGCAAACTGGTGTACAAAGACGGGCAGTTATCGCCCCTTTTGTCCAGTAGCGGCTGTACTTTCCGAATTTATAACGGCACGGACAATCAGCAGATCGATTCCCTGCTCCAAGTTAAATTAAACGACCGAGCGATCGCTTACCGCAATAGAACAATTTTAGTCTGTGAAAATTTACCCCTAGCCGAATTTAACAATCAGTACCCCCAGTGTTCGGCGCTGGTCAGAAACGGGGATAACGTACCATTAAGCACGGTAATTCAAGATATTTGCTTGGAATCACCCTATTTAACCATTGAAGATTTAGATACTGACGAATTAGACCAGATTATCGTCACGGGCTACCAAATCGATAATCAAACCACTATTACCGAAGCCTTATCCAAATTACAGCAGGCATATTTCTTCGATTTAGTTGATGACGGCGAAAAACTAAAATTTCAAAACCAATTTCGACCCGCGGGCTTATTGTTGCCTAACTCCGAACTGGCAGCCCATGAGTCGGGAGAACAGGTTCCCCGGCGCTACCGAGAAAGCCGTCAGGAAGTGACAGAACTCCCGACCCAGATCGAGGCTCGGTTTTTTGACGTGGATAACAACCTTCTCGAAGCCGTCATTCGATCGCCTTCCTATCCCACCGCTACCCACGTCAACCTCCAAACCGTTGATTATCCCGGTGCGCTTTCCCGTAACCAAGCGCAAGATATTGTCAACAAAAATCTCTGGCTAACCTGGACGCGCGCCTATACTCAAGAATTCGCCCTTTCGCCACGATTTGCCAATTTAGAGATAGGCGACGTGGTAGAAGTGGAGATAGCGGGCAATCCTCAGCAGGTACAGATAAATCAGCTTGAATATGGGGCGAATCACCTGCTTTTAGTCAAATCGTGGCTTTATAACCCCGCTATCTACGGGTGGGACAACACCGAAATTATCGAGACGGATCCCGACTACGAACCCTCACCAGTTCCCGACCCCATACCCCCCGTCACCGATACCCCGCTCCCAGTTCCGGCAGAGACGGATCTGCGAGTGCTGGATATTCCCCTCGCTTATCCCACCGATACCCCGGGGCTTTACGTTTTTGCCGACGGCGATGCCACATGGCGGAATGCTTTTCTTTATTATTCGATCGATCTAGGAGTCACCTATCAGCCCGTGGGGACGATCGTTACCCGAAGCGTTTTCGGCACTTGTACCACCACCTTTAACGGCACTAGCGTCACTGTTCAAGTCCCTTTCCACGCTTCTCTGTCCTCGATCAGTTCAGCGCTTTTTGAAGCCGGTCGCAATCGGGCTTTAATTGGGGACGAAATCCTCGACTTTCAAAATGCCGCTCTGACGGGGACATCGGGAACCGATAGGATATTTCAGCTAACCGCGCCCTTCACTAGGGGAATCAGTGGCACACCCCAAACCCACGGGGCGGGGGAAGATTTTTACCTGCTCTCTGGCTATAAGCTCAATATCCCGGTACAAAGGACAGACATCGGGAAAACTTTCTACTTTAAAGCGATCACCCCAGGGCAAACCCTAGACGACGTGGATCCGGTGATTATCGTCTTTGAGGGGAAAGCTTTTACGGTGGTCATTAACGATTTTTCCCCCCGTCAGGGAGCGGTGGGCATAACAGTCACTATCACCGGACAGGGTTTCACGGGAGCCACAGCCGTTAGTTTTAACGAGATTGCCGCTCAAAGCTTCACCGTCGTCAACGACACCACGATTACCGCCGTCGTGGCCACGGGAACTACCACAGGCAAAATCAAAGTCACCGCTCCCTTGGGGGTCGGGGTGAGCGCCGTTGATTTCACGATCGTTCAAGGTCTGACAGTACCTGAAAACAATCAACATAGTAGTAATAAAACTTTTATTACTCGCCACATTGACGTATTAGAAAACAAACCATATTGGCTTGATGTAGCAGCAGCATTTCCCTATCGGATCGATAGTGTTGCGGTAAGAAGTTCTTCTGGCAATGCCACTGTAAATATTAGTGTGCAGAACACGATTATTTTAAGCAATTTAGCTGTAGGGACAGTTTTAAACAAAGTTAGTCTTACTAATAACAATACAGTTGAACCTAATAATTTTGTTCAGTTTATCTCGATTACTTCAAATAGCTGTCTCAATGTAGGGATAACAATCGAAATAAGTAACAATGTACAAGGTCCGCCCTTGTCTAGTAACTTTGCCAATACAATACTTTCTATTAATCCAATATCTTATTATCTATTAGAAGAAACTAGCGGCAATACAGCCGTAGATCAAATCAGTAGAGAAAATTTGGTTTATCCTAGCGTGGGAGTTAATAACATATTAAATCAATCTTCTTTACTTGCATCTGGACAAGGGAAAAGCGTACAATTTAATCCTTCAGAACTTAGCACTCAATTAATAGGTAATTATGTTTTTTCTAACAGTTTTACTATTGGTGCTTTAATTAGATTAAACAGCGACTCAATTCTTGGGCGCGTTTTTGGAGCAAGTTTATTAATCAGAGGAATTCGAGCAGAAATAAATTTATTTATTGGAAATAACCCCAATTTAAGTGGGGCTGGTAATTTTTTAATACCCTTGTCACAAAATGTTGCTTTTTATAATTCAAGCGCAAGAATATTTTTAAATGAATTAAATTTTTTATGCTTGACCTTAAATGACACTCAATTAACAATTTATCTTAACGGATTATCAGTGCTTACTTCATCAACTAATGGGAATAACATAAATTCAATTAATGCTCAAAACAAGTTTTATTTTGGCTATTTTTCGGGGGCTGGTGTAAACAGTTTTAATCTCTCTAACGTTTTTGTGTGCGATTACGCACTTACACAATCTCAAATAAATACTATTAACTTAAGCAGAAATTAATGGTTTTGGGTTAAATTCGTTGAGTACAAACTAAACCGGCACCACGCTCAAAATCTCAACCGATTCACAAATTGCCTCGCACCTTATTAGTCAACGTTTTCCACGTCCATTTGCAGAAATTGCCCGTTAAAAGCACTTGGGAATGGTGGGACACCAGGCATTAAAGTATTTAAAGCGTTGTTAATTTGTGACCCAATTTGTTGCCCAAAGTCTGGATCCGCAAGAGCATCTAAAGAGACAGTGGCGTTTCCGTAAATTGGAATTGTGACCAAGTAATCAATTGCAGTTAACCTTCCAGCCACAGGGTTACCTCTATTTAAATAATAAATTTGCGCTGGATTGGAAATTGTTAATCGGTAAATGTTAAGCCCTTGAGCATTATTTCCGCTTCCAACATTTCCTCCAATTTGAAAAAACCCATCTGCCGTACCGTTTTCATAATGGCTGTTTAATTCAACCACGCCTCTAAATCTTAAGGTCACAAAATAAAACGAATCGTCTCCTTGTAGCGTCGTTTCGATATTGACAGATTGAGGACATTGGCACAAGTCTGGGCGATTTGGCACGCTGCCAATACAAGGAAATTCCCAGCGAAGTCCGCTTAAAATCCCAAAAAAATTATTAAAAGGCAGCCCCACCAACGGCACTCCCGACAAATTGAAAATCGCCGCTCCCGTAAAGCGGTCATAAGCATCAAACCGAAAAGCGATATTATCTTCCCCAAAGCGAACCGGACAAACGGTTTCTGAGGCTCGATCAAGATAACTAAACTGTACAGCCCGACCCCGGGCCACTCGAAACAAGGAAATCAGGTATTTTAACTCTTCAAGCAGCAAGCTTCTTTGACCGATTTCCCACCGTGCTTTCGGACTTGACCAATTACTCGATCGCACTTCCTGACCATTGGCACTGCCATCGATCCGAGTGGAAAACTTAGCACCTCCTACCGTCCCGTAATCGTAACCGAGATTAATCTGGTGATCGAGATTTTGCGGAATCGTAGCCACGGGGATATTGCCAAATGGCAATCTGATTTCCTGTAGGGTCAACCCCTCCCAATTAAAAATCTTATTTTGGGTTCCCTGCTCGTAAGCCTCAAACCTCAAGTTAATTTCGTCCCCGGTAAACCGCACTGGCACGTCAAACTCGCAACTAAACCAGATTTCCCCATCGGGTGCCTCATCAAAGGTCAGTATCCCCGTCGTGGTATCAAGTTCCCAGCCCTCGGTGAGTTCCACGCTATCCAAAAACACCCTCAAGGTTTCCGCCACTGGTTTGGTGATGGGACGGTGCGCTTGCCAATTGCCAACTTGATAGGTTTTGTAAAGTTGAAATTCCGTCACTTCCCCATCACCGATCGCCAAGAACTGATTTACCACCAAATAATCAGACCAATCCTTAAACCGAAACCCCTCAAAGGCTCCCTTCCTCGCTCTGTGGAAGTTAATAAAATATTCTAACTGTTCGTTGATCGTGCTGTACTGCCCCACATTAAAAGTCAGTAAGGGATGATGCCAGTCGATCGTCCTTTGCTCCCGTCCGTTGCCCCTTTCTACAATCGAAGTTTTAGCGGCGATCGTTACCACCGTTCCGTAGTCGTATCCAAGATCGAGGCGCTCTTCGCTAAACATTAGGAAACTCAAAAACTTGAATAATGCGATCGCTCCACGCTCGATCAAGGTTATGCTCCACACAGCGACCGATCGCCGTGTAAGCGTGGATCAGGGAAAGATTCCCATTTAATTCTGCCACGATCCCACAGTGTTGGGGGCGGCGACGAATGGCAAAAATCAAAATATCTCCTGGCTCAAAAAGAGGTGCAGAGGGAGCGGAGGAGGCGGAGGGAGCGGAGGAAGCGGAGGGAGCTTCCCCTGCTTCCCCTGCACCCCCTGCACCCTTCAAACTGCACTGCTCTAAAAACTCCTGTAAAAAATCGACCCCATCCCCGAAACGGGAATAACCCGTCACATCGTAATCGGATAGCCCCAACTCTTTGGCCACTTCGATAATCAAGCCGCAGCAATCTATTCCCGCCCCCTTGACTCGACCCTGGTGGACGTAAGGAGTCCCAATAAATTCCCTAGCTTTAGCGATAATCTGCTCTTTTTTTGACACGAATAACTCCTAATTTTGGGGACTTGCCAATAGATACCACGTTAGAAGTGGGATTAGAAATTTCGTCGTATCTCGACAAGAAAGCTAAAGAAATTAATAGCAATAGGCAGAAAAGCGAAAAAGAAGTATAAGCAACGCTGATGATTATAAATAATTCCATTACTCTTGATTTTCATTACTAATAAGGGCATCTAATCCGGGGAGTTTATCTTCCCCTCCAAAATTAATTGTATTATCAAAACTTCGGCAATTTTCAAAACTTTTTTGACAATTAGGAATTGCCAGAAAAGTATCCCCACCAACGGGAGCGATCGCCATGGGAGCCGCTAGAAAAAAAGTATTACCCAATTGCCTAATTATTGTAAACTCGATGCCCGAATTATCCCCTAATTCCCAAGTCGCCCTAGCTCCCGTAAAGCGATCGTTTTCCCCTTGCCAGGTGGTGAAAAAACTCAATCTATCCCGATTGGTGGTGACAGCGATATTCGTCTCGAAAGTCTCGACATTCACCCCACAACGGGAGTCACCAAAATTGTAGCGACAAGTGGCACTCGTTACTTCCCCGATTCGCCCCTCTAGGAACCGAGAAAGCCCCATCAATTCCACAGAATAATCAGATTCCGAGTAGGAAACCTTGCCCAAAGTTCGCACGGGCAAACTCAAAAACTTGGGCGGCGTTTCACTCAGGGAAGTGGGTAAATCGGCAAAATTTACCAAAAATAAATTTACCCTAGCGTAGTCAAATAAGCCCAGTTTAAAATCGCTTTCCGTCACAAAACCCGCCACGATTAGCGAGGAAAATTCTAGATTATTACTCTCAAATCCTAAACTCGACTGCACCGCCGTCGGGGAAAGTCCAGCGAGCGATCGATATGTCACCCCCGCAAAAGTTAAGTCTTGATCAAACTCGGTGAAGCCGAATTGTTCCCCATCGGTACGAGTAATAAGCAGGCATCTGGTGATAGTCCTAACTTGAGAGGATAAAGCGTTCAGCAAAGATTGATTGATTAATTTCAATTCCCACCCCACATATTCCAAAGATTTGCTAACACCACCGAAGTGTAAATCAAAATCAGATAAATCCCATAAAGGCAAGTTAGGATTAAAAGCGTTGAAACCGCTATAATCCCACTACAGGACAAAAGCTTAAATATAGTAGTAACCATCGGTTTTCTCTTAGGGCTATCGGTTTTCTCATAAATAAATGTTTTAGCATTACCATCTTCAATCACTTTAATTAATTTATAACTCATTGTTCAAAAAAGCTAGAAATTAAAGTTATTCCTATTGTGCAAACAATGGGCAAAATTAACCCAGACGGTTCACTGATTCTCGCCATTGGCTCGCTTGCTTCTAAAGTGCGATAAAAGTCTGCTGGCTCTACGGTGATCTGCCCCAATCCCTGTATAACCCAACCATCGGGATGGGTGGGCAACTTGTAACAGATGCACTGTTCGGCATCTTGTCTGAGAAGTTTATCGAGAGGAGCTTCAATTGGTTTCATCTTTAGAGCCATGTAAGTAACCAAAATAACCGCTAACAGCCGCAATCATTAAATCTTTTAAAATCACTAAACCAGACTCTCGAAAAAGAGAGAAAAGCAAGCACCCTGACACTATAATAACGCACACCGTGGCGGGTTTTAAATCAAACATAATTTAAAATGGAAATGTTTAATTAAATTAAATCATTCTGTCGCCGTGAATAACACCGAGATTTTACTGGCAATACTGCGTGAGTTAAGGGAAATAAAAACCTTATTGAGTAGTAGCAAAGAAATTAAACCTCCTAATTATCGTTACTTAATTGCAGATTTTCCTTCTTTTAACTGGGAAGCGATCGGTGCCAAAGTGGTGGAGCAAGATAAAGATGGAGTGGCCAGCGTTTCCTGGAATAATTATTTATACACTAGGCGATCGCCCTCTAATAACTTTAGTGAGGCGATCTGGTTTAGCCGCTCTGTGGGAAAGGACGAATCGGGGCGAATTGTTTACGAGCGCCTTGTGACTTTTGAACTGCCTAAAACCGCTAAAAGAATTAGTCGGGAAGCGGAAGAGCGGCTTAAAATGGAAAAGTAAACCTATGTTGTAGGCTACGACTTGGGTTAATCTATTTGTACTATTAGGGAAACTCTTTTCCCTAATCCTTCCCTAATCTTGCTTTAACAAAAGTCTGCAAAAGTAAATAAAATTGCCTTAGCTGTGCGCGTTGATCTAGGTTTAAAAAGCTTTTAAACAACGGAGAGGGTGGGATTTGAACCCACGTTAGGTGTGACCCTAAAGCAGATTTCGAGTCTGCCGCATTCAACCACTCTGCCACCTCTCCAGGGTAGTCTAGTCTGGACTATCATTTTAACAGATTAATTGCCCTAGGACTGATTTTTTTTATGAATCAAGCCCCTTTTCTTCCCGCTAACCATCCCCAACCGAATCCCCTTAACTGGTTAGGGAGTCTCTGGAAATTTTCCCGTCCCCATACAATTATCGGCACATCTTTAAGTGTTTTAACCTTATATTTAATTGCTTTAGGCAATATTAACGAGCTTTTCAGCCATTGGTTAGTTTTATTAATCACTTGGGTCGCTTGTCTCGCTGGCAATGTCTATATCGTCGGTTTAAATCAATTAGAAGACATCGACATCGATAAAATCAATAAACCCCATCTTCCCCTCGCTGGGGGTGAATTTTCCCCATTGACAGGACGGTTAATCGTGGGTTTTACAGGCATTTTGGCAATTATACTGGCTTTTGTCGGTGGTTTTTGGCTTTTAATGACTGTGGGCATCAGTTTACTTATCGGTACTGCCTATTCCTTGCCTCCAGTGCGTTTAAAACGCTTTCCCCTGTGGGCTGCTTTTTGTATTTTTACCGTCCGGGGTGTCATCGTCAATCTAGGTCTTTTTCGCCACTACAACACGGTTATTAATCAAAATCAGTCTATATACCCCTCAGTCTGGGTTTTAACCGCTTTTATTCTCGTTTTCACCATTGCGATCGCTATTTTTAAGGATGTTCCCGACCTAGAAGGCGATCGCATTTACCAAATTACCACTTTTACCCTGCTCCTCGGCCCAGAAAAAATCTTAACAATCTCCCTATTGACAATTTCCCTGTGTTATGCAGGAATGATCGCCGTCGGTTTATTGGGGATAGCGGGAATTAATTCTCTTGTGGCCATTGTCGCGCATCTACTGTTACTTGTTCTCCTTTGGTGGCGTAGTCGGGGCGTAAATTTAGAAAATAAAGGCGAAATCAGCCAATTTTACCAGTTTATCTGGAAATTATTTTTCCTAGAATACTTAATTTTTCCCCTAGCTTGTTTACTGTGAAAATATCTCCTTTTTTAGTGGCAATTCCCCTACTTTTCCTCGGCGGTACAAGCGCACCTAGTCAAGAAAGCATCAATCCGCAATTATTGACCGGAAATATTCGTTTAACCCTAAAACACGGCGTTTGGAAACTGTGGGAAAATAAACCCGTTTATCAAAATCTTAGCCTAGATTTAACCTGCGACCGCTCAATTTGTCAGCCATCGGTGTGGGGATACGCGCCCAAATTTAACAAAGAAGTGGATCACCAAGGCACAATAAAAGCGGTTAAATTAGACAATGCTTGGCGATTACAGGTAAAAATGAGGATTCAAACTCACCCCTGGCAAGCGGAAGTCAGAGAAGCTATCTATAACATCGAAATTGTCCCCCATCAAGACCAACTTATCGGCAGTTATCAAGGCACTTTAGAGGGAAGAAGACTACAAAATAAAGTTAACGGTACAATTGCCCCTATATGGCCGAATCCCGTCCCTAATTATCAACCCCTACAACTGCGAGAACATCCCCGCTTAATCTTTCGCAAGTCAGAATTAAATAATCTCAGAGAAAAAGCTAAAACTCCCATTGGTCAAACCATTATCGCCCAATTAAACAACAGTTTACAGGAAAAAATCTATTACGATGGCTATGTTCCCAATGGTGGTTATCATGCCGCGGGTCATTGTTTTCTAGCAATTTTAAATCAAGATAGGAAACAAGCGGAAACCGCTTGGGAAATTATCGAAAAAACCCGTCAAAATCGCGGAAGGAGAGTCTTAGAACAAGCACCAATTGTCGCCGGAGTCGCCCTAGCTTACGATCTTTGCTATGATTTTTGGGGAGAAAAGCGGCAACAGGAAATTACTCGCTGGTTGTCCAGTGAAAGTAAAAAACTTCTCAAAGGTGGTTCACCGAAAGATGGATGGAATGGAGAGGCTGCTAGTAACTGGAATGCACGCGCAAGAGGAGCAGCTGGATTAGCTAGTTTAGCGATTCTAGGGGAAGATTTACCGCCCGATTCCCTCTATTCTCCGCCTTCACAGGTGGAAATGGCTAAACGTCACCTAGAACGGTATTTTATCACAGCTATCGGC